TAAATTTTTAAAATGAAAAAAATGATGACATTCTTGAAAAAAGCTAAGGTTAAAGCTTTCACACTTGTGGAAATGTAGGTTACTAAAATTATTTATATTTTCCAATTGATAATAATGTCCTCAGCTGTTACCTGAACCTTGTTTATAAGCCCTCTAACAAGCACCTTTTGACTTTCGTAGTCCATCGAAAATACTTTTCCAGCGTTTAGCAGCTCCCTCATATCAGCCTTTCTTTTGTCTTTCCTGAGCGCTGGATCGTTTTCCAGTTCAGCTTCAAGAGTTCCCCTCATGCTTATAAATTCGGCTGACTTGCTCTGTAATTCTTCAAGGGTAATGCGGTCATCTATGTATAGATCGTTAAGTCTGCTCAATTTCTTTGATAGTTCCTCTATTTGTCTCTTGTAGCTCTCACGGTCTATGGTCTCAGCATTGTCTCCTGAAAATATTTTGTCCAGGTAATCAGCGTTATCTTGTAGTTTGCTTATTTCTTCTAGCACATAGGCCTCTAGCTTGTCTTTGTAGTAAAATCCTGAGTCACACTTTTTATTGTCGTTATAGGTAGTAACGCCTCTCAGCGTTCGTGGGTGCCTTTGATGGCATTCATATTTTTTTAACCTGCTCCCATCTTTCCTCTTTACACCTAGCATAATTTTTAAAGGAGCGCCACAATATCCACATTGGGCGATACCAGATAGAATGTACTTAGCTTGGAATGGTCTAGGATTGACATTCTCTGCTGCCGTCCTTTGTCTAATCTTCAGTTCTTCCTTGGTCTTGTTGTATACCTCCTCTGTAATTATTGGCTCATGATTACCTGGATAAATTTCTCCCTTATACTGATTGAAACCACAATAGACAGGGTTATCTAGTATGGTCCTGACCGCCCGATAACTCCAAGGCACATGCTTTGGGTATTTCTCATTTAGATCATCTCTCAGTTTAGTAATGGATCTCCCTCTCAGATAACTCTCAAATATAAATTTAACAGCAACGGCCTGAGCTGGATTGATAGTAATAGTTCCTGTCTCTCTGTGGTAGTCGTATCCATAGGATGTTTTAGCCCACATCATGGATTTTCCAGCCTTGGCCCGTCCTATTTTACCAAGTTGCATACGCTCCTTGATTTGCTCCCTTTCTAGCTGGGCAAAGACACTCAAGAGCCCAATCATAGCCTTACCAAAGGGAGTAGAGGTGTCAAAATTCTCCTGTAGGCTCAGAAACGCTATATTATTCTTTATGAAAATATCCTCTATCAAGTAAAGCGTGTCTTTTTGACTACGGCTAAGACGGTCCAGCTTATAGACTAGAACCGTGTCAAATTTTCTTTTTTTAGCGTCTTTGATAAGTCCCTCTAGCGCTGGTCTGTCAGTATTTGCTCCTGAGAAACCTCCGTCAGTATATATCTTGTATACATTCCAGTCTTTAATATCGCAGTAGCTAGAGAGCTTAGCCTTTTGTTCATCAATAGAGTACCCCTCCTCAACTTGCGAGGTAGTAGACACCCTGACGTATATAGCTACTTTATTTGTTGTTATCATAGTAGTACCTCTTTCAAAATTTCCTAAAAAATGATAAAATGGGTACAAGAAAACATCTCAAAAGGTAATATCTTTTGAAAAGTTTTTCTTGTCGCTAGCCTCACGCTCTCGGTCGCCAAACTTCTGAGCGTGGGGCTTTTTTGTTTGCAACTATTTCCATTTTAGAAACAGCTGGTTTTATTCTTTCGATAAGTGTTGTTGAAGAATTAAGGCCACGTTGGCTTTCTCTTCCTCTGTCATAGGTGGATCATTTGGGTCATCCACTGAAAACTCGATAGCATGCCACTTATCATTGACTCTAATCCATTCTCTTCGTCTGTGGCATTTGCAATCTAGGTTGTGTTTAATCACTTCCATCGGTCTACTTTCGTTACTCATGTCATCCCTCCCGATATATATCCATAACTTCTCCGATAATTCGGAAGTCGGTGTCTGGTGTGATTGGCATATCCTTGTATTCTGGGTTTAAACTGTGTAAGTAAGCTTGGTCTTCATCAATAACAAGTTGCTTGATATAGGCTTCTCCATTATAGTTGAAAACTCCGATTACTCCGTCATTCAAGTCCACGCTGGTCTGAATGAATACCAGGTCTCCATCTTGATAATCAGGCTCCATGGAGTCCCCTTTGATCGGTATAACAAAGTCGGCATCTACATCTACTGGCAACTCAATCCGTTCAACTCGTACATCATTCAAATACTGCCCAGTACCAGCAGAAGTAGCGTGGTCGTAGTAGTCGTAACCATAGAGTTGAACAACTTTCTCTGATACTTCGTTTTTCTTCGTTTCTTCTTCGTTCCTCTGCTCGTCCAGTTGCTTTTCAGCATAAGTCAACACCTTGTCTTGTCTCGGTGGTTTTAGTTCATTATATATTTCTTGGATTGTATATATTTTGGTAGATGAATCTTTTCTTATTTGAGGGAAAAGGTCATCAATCGAAATTCCAAAGGCATTTGCTAAATCAAACATTGTATCTTTTTTAGGAGACCTAATGCCTTTTTCGTAATTACCAATAGCGTTCTTGCTGATCCCGATTTTAGAACCAAGTTCTTGTTGAGTCCAACCATTTTCAAGTCTATATTGTTTTATCTTTTCGCCAATAACACCAGCAATTTGTTCTTTATCCATAACTGCCTCTCCTTTCTATTTCTATAAGAAGATTATAACACAAAAACCCACGAAAAGAAAACTTTTTTGTGTTTTTCGCAAAAAAAGCATTGACAGACCACGAAACGTGTGCTATAATTAAATCAAGCTTAAGGAAATAAAAAAACAAACCGAAGGAAAACATCATGAATAAAGAACTTACAACACAAGAACAAATCGCACTAGCAAAAGAAATCTTACAAGTTAAGAATCGCAGAGAACGCTCGTTGAAACTTGGAGAAATTCTAGATCGTGAAAAGTTATCAGTAGATGATATGTACGCATTGTATAATACACTACTAACAGCAATCAGAGTTTACGGTGACGTTATCGGATTTGACGACAAAGATTTTCAAGAAATGGCTCTTACAATCTTAGTTATTGAAAAGGTTGAAGAAACTAAACAAGCTAGGGTAGCGTAGAGGGGCGCAATTCCCCTCCTAGCTATTGCTCATAGAGCGAATAAAGAGAAAGGAGAAGAAAGATGAATGAACTCAAAAACCCCTCAACGAAGTAAGGGGGTAGGAAGAACTTGAGGAATAAAAAAGTCTTGGCCTACTTTACACTAGGTCAAGACCTGCATACTTTGATAAGGTTTCACAGTCGGTGTAAAGCGACTGGTTGAAACTTCGCTGGTCATGCGTCCAGCACTGCAATCAACGTGGTTTGGCTAGTCTTTGAGTGCCGCTCGGTAGTTATCTGTCAGTCCCGCTATAAGCAGAGCTGCAGTCCCTCTTATAGTCAGCGACAGGCTCCGTGCAGTCACACTCGCAGTAAAAACGTGTTGGTTACCTAGCCAAACTGAATCACTGAACCACAGTCCCCTTCAAAAATTTTGCCAATTTGCATCAGCTCCTTTCTTGTTAAGGATAATATAAATATATGCTGTTTTTGAAGGAGGTACATCGGTCTTGAGACCGATTTTTGGAGAAAATCATGGAAGATAAAGTCATTGAACTTGCTGATTACTTCATCAGCGAATCTAAAACGTACAGAGAAGCAAAAATAGCGTGTGAGAAGCTATTGGAACAAGTCAGCCATGAGATTGAGCTCAGGGCGCTGGAAAGTAAGACATTTTGACGACAACACAAAAAAGCACCTGACGGCAATCAGGCGCATACTTAAATATTCAACATGATTATAACACGAAAGGAGCAAAAATGGAAGACCTTATTCAAGCGATTGCAAGCCAGATTAAGTTTACTGTTTTACAATCAGCAGATATTGAAGAGGCGTTCCCTCTGGAACTCAAGAGAAAAGATGTGGCTAAAATGCTTGGGGTTTCTGTAGATACGTTCGATGACCGTTTTCGCTACCAGAAAGGATTTCCAAATATAAATGATAAGCGTTGGCCACGGGATGCAGTCCGAGAATGGTACAACGCAAACTGGATGAATCTAACGAAGTGAGGGGAAAATGAACCTATTAACAACAATCAAAAACTGTTTTTTCAAAGAAATCAACACCGACTGGAAAGTCGTTGCGTTAGATTTACATCAAGCGTTAATTGAAAAAGAGGAAAAAATTAAAGATTAAGAGGAGATAAAAATGTTTGAACCACCGATTTTAAATCAATTAATGGGAGTAGGAGGTTTGCTGATTGGATTTGTGGGAGCTTATCGTCATATCAAATTGCAGGAACGACGCAAGGAAGAAGAAAGACGAGAAGAGCAAGAATTTGCGTCTATGATTATCCAAGGGTATAACCATGCTTACGAACGTGGTCGAGAGGCAGAACGCCAACAAATCCGCAAGAATATCCGCAGAGAGTTCAAGGGCTTCACATACGACAACGAACCGCCTGTAGGATTGCGCTCTGAGCCTTTAGCATTGCCAGAACCACGGAGAGTACGTTATGCAAAGTATTTGGGATAGAGCAAAGGAGAGGCTAATGTTTGATTACGACAGGGATATGATGCAACCGCCTGAACCACGAGAAGAACTTGATCCTAGCGAGTATGTGGATATCGGATGCGGTCGGCGTCGATACGTGGGTGATGAAATATGATTGAGGAACTACTTGCAGAAATCGATAACTGGCGAGCTGAGTATATGCATCTTGGAATTGAGCTCGGAGAAATCATCAACAACCAACAGGATATTATTTTGAAATTGCAAAACGAAAATAGACGTATAAAGCGTGAAAATTGGAATTTGAAGAAGACGAAAGGAAGAAAGAAATGAAAAAACGATTATATTACAAAAAATGGAAACAAGAACTTAGAGAGGCAATGAGAGAAGAAATTGATGGCGATTATCTAACCGAGAAAATGGTTAGAAAAATGAGTATTAGCGATATGTCACACTATTTGAACCGATTAGCATTAGAAGAAGCTGGATACTGTGGGACAATGTTTAATTACTAAAAGAAAAAGGAGAAGAAAATGACAAATATACCTTCAAATAAAGGGAAAAGTTATATCAGAATTGAAATGTCTCCGAAACAAAAAGAATTGATTGGAGTTTTAGCTGAACTCGAAGACTCTACGTCGCAAGACTTGCTGAACAGAGTAGTTGAGCGATTTATCGATAGCAATTTAGGGCTTATTGATGATTATAGAAACGGTTTGGACAACCTGAAGCAAAATGCTAGACGTAGATTGACAATGAAGATTTAAGGAGAAAATAAAATGACTAATAATCAATTAGTAACACAGAGAAAACATGACATTACTACTGACCCAAGTTTACTAACTGGGGCAGACATCAAAAAGTATTTTGACCCACAAAACCTACTGACTGAAAAACAAGTAGGTCAGGCGCTAGCCTTGTGTAAAGGTCGCAATCTTAATCCATTTGCTAATGAGGTATACATTGTGGCCTACCAAAACAATAGTGGCACAGAGTTCAGCTTGATTGTCTCCAAAGAGGCATTTATGAAACGTGCTGAACGTTGTGAGGGATATGATGGCTTTGAGGCTGGAATTACTGTCATGAGAAATAGCGAGATGGTAGAGATTGAGGGGTCTCTTAAATTGCCGGATGACATTCTAATAGGTGGTTGGGCCGTTGTCTACCGTAAAGACCGTTCACACAGATATAAGGTCACAGTTGACTTTAATGAGTATGTCAAAACAGACAGAAATGGCAATCCACGGAGCACTTGGAAATCAATGCCAGCCACTATGATCAGAAAAACAGCTCTAGTACAGACTCTTAGAGAGGCCTTTCCTGATGAACTCGGAAACATGTATACAGACATTGATGGCGGAGATACATTTGACACAATCAAAGATGTCACTCCTCAAGAAAGCCGTGAGGATGTCGTGGCACGCAAGATGGCTGAGATTGAGCAATTCAACAAAGAGCAATCCCACACAGATCCTGAACCTGCTCAAACTGAGGAGCCAATCCAGGGCGAGTTGCTAGACGGTGAACTTGAATATTAGGAGGACAACATGCAAGAATTACAGGTTATTGATGATAAGAAAATCAATAAAATTTATGAAATGATTACAACGGATGA